TTTTTGCTGCAGCTCTACCGCCCGGTGCATCAACTAGGGTTGGGCCGACAATTGCAAATGCTAAGGCAGCGCAAGACGCATACAGTAGCATAATTGGAGGCTCCCAGACCGCAGCAACAGCAATGAATACTCGTGGCGTCGGGGATGTCGTCAATATGGGCATGGAGGCAACAGGTCTCCTGCAAGGCAATATATTCTCAGGTCTTAAACTTCTTGAGGGCGTTATCGCTCAAAAAGCTCCAAATCTAAACCAAGCTCAAAAGGCTCAAGTCGCAAGGATTTTGGTGTCGGAAGATCCAGAAATTGTGGCAAAGGCGCTAGGCCAAAAAGGCGGAGCGGCTGCTTTGAAAAGAGCGGTTGATACTGCTATAAACACTGTGACAAGTGCCACTAGCAGAGCTGCGCCTGTAGCAAGCACGATTGGCATTCAAGAGATTACAAGGAATAGGTAATGGAAGAAGAATTTGAACTGGACGACATGGGCCTAATCGTTGGCGATGAGCTTATGGACGAAGAGATCGAGACCTCTGAAGGGCCGAAGCCTCTCGACGATGATCAGATAGAGCAGATTGCTGCAACCGCCGTTTTGGGTGCAGTGGACTTTATCGATACAGAAATCAGCCCTATTAGAATTAAGGCGCAGCGCTACTACGACGGCGAAGTCGACCTGGGATACGAAACCGGCCGCTCAAAGGTCGTATCTACGAAAGTTCGTGATACGATACGCGCAATCAAACCAAGCCTAATGCGTATTTTCCTGTCCACCTCAAAGGCTGTGGAGTTCGTACCACAGGGGCCAGAGGACACTGCATTTGCAGAGCAGGCATCCACGTTTATAAATTGGAAGTTTGGCGAGCTTGGCGGCTACAAGATTTTGAATGACGTATTTAGTGACGCCCTGATTAAAAAGGTCGGCATTGCCAAGGCATTCTATGAAGAAAAAGACACGTCAAAAGTCTACACATTTACAGACCTAGACGACGAGCAATATAACTCAATTATCTCCGACGCTGACATTGAAGTCATCGAGCATAGCCAGACTACAGAGTCGTCGTCGGTGACAACCGATCAGATGCAAATGGAGCAGCCACCGGTTACGATGCACGACGTAAAGATCTTGCGCCGATCCAGCAAGGGCAGCATGCAGATCGTAAGTGTTCCCCCGGAGGAATTTTTCATTGACCGTAACAGCCGCTCAATTGACGACTGCTACGTCTGTGGACACCGCACAAACATGCGAGCCGGTGATCTAATTGCTATGGGTTACGACGACGAATTGGTGGCAACGCTAGACAGCTCGACAGACATCACAGACACAACCACTACTGAAGAAGAGGCTCGCCGGGGGTATGCAATTAACCCAGACGAGGACGAAAACGCCCTAGATCCATCAATGAAAAACGTAATGGTTACGGAAGCATTTATGCGGATCGACGCAGACGGCACAGGCATTCCGATCCTGCATCGTGTCATCATGGGCGGAACATCCTACAAGATGCTTGACTACATGCCCTGCGATGAAATCCCATTTGCCGTATTTGAGATAGAACCCACTAGCCACGCATTCTTCGGCCACTCCATTGCCGACATTGTGATGGACGACCAGGACGCGGCTACGGCCATCCTGCGTGGCATTCTGGACAACGTGGCAATGGTTAATAATCCCAGGTTCGCGGCAGTTTCTGATCAGGTAAATATGGACGATCTGTTGTCGAACGAGATCGGCGCAATCGTCCGTATGCGTGCGCCTGGCATGGTTCAATCGCTCGATACGCCATTTGTGGCCGGGCAAACGCTAACAGCTTTAAACTACTTAGACATGATGGTTGAGCAAAAGACGGGCGTCACACGCGCCTCAATGGGCCTCAATGCAGACGCCATGCAATCTACCACTAAGGCTGCCGTGCAGGCCACCGTACAGGCTGCTGCGGGTCAAGTTGAGGTTATGGCTCGCAACCTAGCAGAGGGCGGCCTAAAGCGCCTATTTAAGCTAATGCTGGGCATCATGGTTAAGAATGCCGACAGCGCGTCAATGATGCGCCTAAATGGTTCGTTCCAGGCTGTCGACCCCAGGGCGTGGAATACGCTATACGATGTCACTGTTAATGTAGGCCTCGGCACCGGGCGTGAGGACGAAAAGGCTGCGGCTTACCGTGAGACGCTGGCACTGCAGATGCAAGTCTATCAACAGTACGGCCCCACAAACGGCGTCGTAACTCTAACCAACATTCGCAACACTGTCTCCGACATGCTGGCATCCTCCGGCGTACGCAATGCCGAACGCTATTTCCAGCCAATGACGCCAGAGCTTGAGCAGCAAATCATGCAGAAGGCACAGCAGGCCGAGCAACAGCAGCAGACGCCAACCGATCCAAACCAGGCATTCCTGCAGGCCGAGCAAATGAAGGCGGCACAGAAAGGCCAGACTGATATGGTCAAGCTGCAGCTCGACGCGCAGCGCATGCAAATGGATGACGACCGCAACCGTGACCAGATGGCGCAAGATCTAGCGCTTAAAAATATCGAACTTCTTGGTAAATATAACTTGCAGGCGAATGCCCAAGCTATCAAGGCCGAGCAGGACGCGCAGCGCATGATGGCACCGCAAGGTATGCGGTAAATGGACACGTTATTAAAGTCAGCGAAGGCGTCGGCATTACTATCCGACCCCGTTTTACAAGAAGCATTCAACGTGATAAAACTGCAACAGGTTGATGTATTTAAGCATCAGGCCTCTTCGCAAGAAGATATCATGGAAGCGCATCGAATGGTTCGAGCGCTCGACGCGGTAGAGGAACAGCTCAAGTCGTTCATTATGGACGGAAAGCTGCTCGAGCGTCGGATTGAAAAAGGACAGCACCGTGGATAACACGACTGTAGACGGATCTAGCATGGATGATGTTGCAACATCATTGATTATGGAGCCAACACAAGAGGAGGAGGCCCCGGCCGATACCTCAGAAGACGAAGCCGAGGCAGACGACACCCCGGTGGAAGGCGCTGAAGACGAGGGCGAAGAAGCCTCCGACAACAGTGAGGATGACGAGACGGACGCGGAGGAGGCCGATCAACCTCAGTCACAACTCATTCCTGTTAAAGTTAACGGGAAGACCGAGATGAAGACTTTGGATGATCTAAAGCAAGATTACGCGGGTCAAGCATACATCCAGCAAGGCATGCGCGAAGCTGCCGAGGCTAAAAAAGAAGCCTTGTCGGTATTTCAGCAATTGCAAAGTGAACGCCAGCAATTCGTGGAGTTTACGCAACAAATTCAAAATAACCCACAAAGGTTACAACCACCCGTACCACCATCGACACAAATGGCCAGAGAAGACCCAATCGGGTACATTGAAGCCCAAGCTCAATACAACGACGATGCAGCGGCTTACCAGCAAGCCTTGCGGCAAGTGCAATACCACCAGCACCAAAGCCAAGAGATGAGCAAGCAGCAACATCAGCACATGCTCACTGAGCAGATGCAAGTATTGACGCAGCTAATTCCTGAGTTCGCTGACCCTTTTAAGGCTCCAGTGCTTCGGGATAAGATTGTGCAGCATACGGTGAATACATACGGAGTTGATCCGGCTATTTTGGAGACTGTAACAGACGCCAACCAAGTGGCTATTTTGCACGATGCAATGCGCTACCGTCAAATGATGGGAACACGCAATAGTGTCGAACAACAAGCCCAAAAAGCTCGCCCGGTTATTAAGCCTGGCGTGAAGGTGTCTGAGAAGTCGGGTGCGGCAAAATCCAGAGATAAAGCTGTTTCACAGATGAAGCGCACCGGCAGCGTCGACGACGTTGCCAAATATCTACTGACCCGTTAAAAAGGAATTATACAATGGGAATTACCGCAAACACCAATGAAACGTATGCCGTTTCTACAATTCGCGAAGATTTACAAGATGCTATGGTCTCAATTTCACCATCTGAGACTGTGGTGTTTAGTGCAATCGGCCGTAAAAGCGTAAGCAACACTTACTTCGAGTGGGCTGCTGTTGAATTGGCTGCCGCCTCTTCGACTAACCGCGTAATCGAGGGCGAAGCTGCCCCCGGCAACGACGCAGCCACAAACGCTATTCGTTTGGGCCAGTATACTCAGATCTCAGATAAGGTCATCGAGGTTTCAGATACTGCAGAAAAAGTAAACGGAGCAGGCGATGCACAAACTGTTGCAAAACAGATCGCTTACAAGCTGCGTGAGTTGAAAAAAGACATGGAAACTATGGCTTTGGACAACGTCGCGGCGGCCGCTGGCTCGTCTGGCGTAGCTCGTTCGGCTGCAGGCCTTCCAGCCTTCCTAACCACAAACGTAAGCCGTGGCGCTGGTGGCGCAAACGGCACATTGTCAGGTACTACATCTGGCTATGTAAATGCTGCGGCTACTGATGGGACACTACGCGCCTTAACCGAGGATATGCTAAAAGGCGTGATCGCATCGTGCTGGGATGAGGGTGCAGAGCCTTCACTCGTCATCTGCGGTTCTTTGGTAAAACAGAAAATCTCGTCGACCTTCACTGGAGCAGCTACTCGCTACAAAGAAGTAACCGATAAGACGATCTCGGCTGCTATCGACCTCTATGTGTCTGATTTTGGTGAATTATCCATAGTGCCATCAAGACACGTCCGCGCTCGCGATGTTCTCGTTTTAGACCCATCGCAGGCTCGTATGGCCTACCTACAAGAAACCAAGCAAAAGCCATTGGCTCGCACAGGTCACTCTGAGCGCCGCTTGATTACAGTTGAAGCCGGTATCCAGATCGATACCCAAAAGGCGCACGGTATTATTGCCGACATTAACGGCGCACTTTAATATCAACCTGGCAGCCGATTGCTCGGCTGCCACACCTTTAGGAGAGTAAAATGAAAATTGAAATCACAACAGACCGCCAGCCTTGGGTTGATGGCTCACCGCGCAATCGTGGTGATATTGTCGAAACAAGCGATGCATCTGGTGCCGGATTAGTATCATCTGGCTTTGCAATTGCTATTGTAGAAGCTGCAAAAGAAGCCTCAATCTCGTCGAAATTTAGCTCTAGGAAAGCGCAATAGAATGACTAAAAATGTTAGCGACTTTACTGGCATTGCCGAGCATATGGTTGAGGAGGACGGAAAGCTGCACCTACTGCGCAGCCAGGACGTTAAGCCTTTAATCGAGGCAAACAAAATCATGGCTGATTTAGCACCTAAATCCTTTGGGGATGCTAAGTGGCGTTTTGCTGGTCGCATACCACCAATTATTGCTGAAACGTGGTCAAAAGAATGCGGCGCGGGTATCGGAACACAAGAATTTCTGGCATACTGCAAACGCAAGCTGATGGACGGCGACTTCGCCGCATTCCGCATCAAAGGGTATTGAATAATGGATTTTCAGCCTATGTCAGAAGAAAAAATGGAAGAGATGCTCGACAGAGCAGCTCGCCGTGGCGCTCGTCAGGCGTTGGCTGAATTAGGCTTACACGATAGCCAGGCAGTCGTGGACATTAACGAGATGCGGTCGCTCCTGACGGCCTGGCGTGAGACGCGCAGGGCTGTGTGGGCTACAGTCGTCAAGGCAATCACGGTGGGCATTCTAGGCTTCATAGGCGCTGCTGTTTGGATGTACGGCGGGAAATAAGTGAGGTTACACCATCGATCCATTTACCCTGATAGCGGCGGCCACAACCGCATTTAATGCCCTTAAAAAAGGTATCGAACTGGGTAAAGATATATCCAGCATGGGGTCACAACTGGGGTCTTGGGCTACAGCAATTGCCGACCTGGACTTCATTGCAAATAAGGCTTCGGCACCACCTTGGTATAAATCATTAAGCGGCTCGGCTCAGTCTGAAGCGGTGCAGATCTATTCTGCACGCATGAAGGCGCAAGAAATGCGTGACGAATTGCGGACGTATATACGGCTTACTGGCGGCGAAAATAAGTGGCTGGAGTTTTTAAATATTGAGGCCAAAGTCCGTAAGGAACGCGCCGATCACGAACACCGCCGAGCCGCCATGATTGAAAAGATCGTTAGCATTTCTTTGTTTGTGCTATTCTTCTCAACGGCCATTGGTTTGGCTTCGTTCTTAATCTGGTTCGCATGGACACATAAAGCATGAATGATGACTACGATTTCAATGGCAACGGCAAACTAGATCCAGAAGAGCGTGCAATTATGCTTGAGGATATGCGCCGCAAGATGATCGACGCCGACCAAAAGCGCGATAGCCAGCGCCGCATGGCGTGGTTCAGTTTGACTGGGATGTTGTTATTCCCATTCGGTGTCGTTCTTACTGAGTGGATGCAACTGCCAAACGCCAGCACCCTGCTATCGAGCATGAGCAGCATTTATTATGTCTCGATTGCCGCAATCGTTGCTGCATATTATGGCTTCACAAACTTGGGGAAAAACTAATGGGATTACTCGATAGTTTAATCGGGCCAGCCACGACGCTGGCATCAAAATTTATACCTGATAAAGACTTGGCTGCAAAATTAGGTCACGAACTTGCAACTATGTCTGAGAAGATAGCTTCGGAACAAGCGCTGGCACAGATTGAGGTTAACAAGGCTGAAGCGGCTAGTGGATCACTCTTTAAAAGCGCATGGAGGCCAGCAATAGGATGGATATGTGGATTAGCATTATTTTGGTCGTTTATCTTGCAGCCTTTTCTTGTCTTCTTCTTATTAGTATTCGGCGTTGATCTGCCTCCACTGCCGGAAGTTGGGACTGCTGACCTTATGCCGATCTTGTTAGGTATGCTTGGTCTTGGCGGGTTGAGATCATACGAAAAAGTACAAAAGGTAACAAAATGAAAAAGAACTTTGAGCGATGCCTAAATATTATTTTAGCCCATGAAGGGGGCTGGGTCGACCACCCCTCCGACCCAGGCGGGGCAACTAACAGGGGCGTCACGCTGGCCACCTACGAGCAGTGGGTGGGTCGTGCGGTTACTAAGGACGAGATCAAGGCGTTAACCAATGAAGACGTCGCTCCGATCTACGAGAAGAACTATTGGAGCAAACTAAAGTGCGACAGTGACCTCGTGCCGGCAGGCCTCGATCTGTGCCTATTCGACTGGGGTGTTAACTCAGGCACTGGCAGATCTGCGAAGGCGCTGCAGCGTGTTTTGGGCGCTACGGCAGATGGTGCTATTGGGCCGAAGACACTGGCTATGGTGCCTGACCATGATCCAAAAGATCTGATCGAAAAGATCTATGAGGCTCGGCAGCATTTCTACGAAAATCTCAGCACGTTTGCCACATTCGGCAAGGGCTGGACACGTCGCAATAAAGAGACGCTAGAGATCGCACTGAGCATGCTGTGATAATTGGGGGCGCTGTGTGTTGAAATGATTGGCGCATTTGTTAGCACGTCGCTGGATGACCGACCAAACTGATCACGTCTACCTAGCACGCCCCCACACACCTTAAATCACGATGGCTAATCGTCGTCAAGTCAGTCTTGATTTTTACTAAATTCTTTGGCGTGGTGGGTGCGGTGGCAGTTCGAGCATAGAGGAATGCAACGCTCTTTGACCTCACGCATTGCCCTGCTGTAATTGTCGCCCTGGACTAACTTGTAAACCTTTGTATTATTCAGATCGTCTTTGTCGACGTGATGAAAGTCGATCACTTCCGGCCGACCGCTCGTGCCGCAGTGGGCGCATTCAACACTTGCCTTGAACGCATCCCACTCTTTTTTTCTACGGCGCTTTTGCTCTTTTACCTGTTCAGACCGTTTCTGCTTATTATCTTCGTACCATTGCTTATTATATGTTTTATTATACTCGGCCCGTTTTTCTTTGTCGGCATAAGGCATTAGCGTTCCTAACAGTTTATAACTTAGGTCAACCTACTACATATAGGCGGTCGGTCAAGTCATGCAGCCAGGCGTGTTTTTGCATCTCCGCCTCTATATCTAGTACGAGCTGCTTGACCGGCAATACTTCTATTCCGTCAAGGTTTAAGCTGTCGATGTAGGCTCGGTTTCGCGCCGCTTCTAGCGCTTCAAAGTGTAGTTCTGCTTCATGCTTAGACATTTCAAAACTCCTTGAATGTATATTTCACTGGGCATTTTAAAACATCATGTATCGCTAGATGATACGGATGCTTGGAACGCCAACTGCTCACCGATGGGTTGCACCTATACTCACACACCTTCCATAAAGTTGATGGGACTGACGACATCTGAAAGAATAGGGCCGTCAGGCCACAAGTTATCATTCGTCTGGCTTCTTTTTTATTTTAGCAACAGATCTAAGCGTGACCCATCCGTCCTCTTCGACAATGCCCCACTCGTAGGGCCAGTCGGGTATCATGTGTTCCTTAGTCTTCTTTTGAAATATGCCACTGTCAGCCGGCACTTCCCACTTAGCCATTGCTCATCTCCTTTTAATACTCCGGTATCACTAATGACCATTTTAGGTTGATTAATAACATTATAGTATCACCCCAACCCCTCTGGCCGTGGCTTCGGTGTAGCCGACGACGACAGCGTGCGCGTCTCTTCGCAGTGCGCCCAGGCGTCCGTATAAGTATGCTTAACGACGTCTAATATCGGCATCATAGCTTGGCTGCACTGCTTGTAGCTTGGGAATGCAACGCGCGTCTGCAAGTCGCCAATCCCTACCACATGTGTTGAGTAATAAATCACCAAAATAGTCCAATTCATTTGTCTCTCCCATCATACGCATTTTTTACAATTTCGCCAATATACTCTGCCAAGACTTTTCCGCTGTCTTGGGCGTCGGCACATAGCGCCCGAACTTTTGTGCCGTCTAAGCAGCGCAGCACGTCGCTAAAAGTGCCTAGCGGCTCGCCGTCAAATATGTAGTGGGCGATTGAGTAGCTGTCCGAATTGTGCCTGCCGATGTGACCCAAGCCCCTAGCCCTGCGCATGTCGTATTCGACATTTGCCAGAGTAATGTTTAGCTTTTCGGCAATCCCGACATACCTCATGCCCTGCTTGCGCAGTTTTACTACGGCCTTGAGCCGTCCCTTTGGTGCTAATCTAGGCATTGAAAATAACTCCCGCAAATAAAACAATGACCGGCAAAGCGCAAATGCAGATTAAGCCGATGATGTCAAAAAGAACTGGGTGGTCGTCCTCGGCCTTTAAAAGTCTATCAAACAATTTCATGTGTCTCTCCTTCACTTAATACTCAATCCGTATCCGATCAGATTTATTATGTAAAGAATTATTTTTTCAATTTTAGGGATTGCTATTAGCGTCGGCGCCAATTAGTCTGCAAAAACCAAATGGAGGTTTCAATGATTTATACGATGCGAGAAATAAAACCACACCTTAAAGATCGCAGGCTGACGGCCGTGGCCGAATGCGTGGGCTTGAGCTACTCAACTCTTTGGCGTTTAATGAACGACCAGCAGGAGGCGCGTGAAAGCACGCTAATCGTTTTGACCAAATATGTGATGGGAGAGTTCAATGAAGCGGTCTGAAATATTAGATACGGCTAAAGAGTATGTCACTAAGGATCGCGCCAGCCAGCATGGTTCGGCAGAAAACAACCTGATGGATATTGCATATTTTTGGTCGCACCACTTGGATACAACGGTCACGTCTGCTGACGTTGCTATTATGATGTGCATGCTAAAGATGGTGCGTGCCAAATCAAATCCAAAGAACATGGATAACTTTATTGACCTTTGTGGCTATGCTGCTTTGGCTGGTGAGGTTGCATGATATTTTATGGCATCGACCCAGGCTTTACAGGAGCCATCGCAGTATATGCGCCTAACACAGGCTTCTTTGACGTGTACGACATGCCGACGATGCGCAACTCCAAGGGCAAGGTTGAGCTTAATCACTTTGCAGTTTTAAACATTCTGGAAAAGGAGATGGAGGTTGAGCATCAGGCGTGGATTGAAAAAGTTGGTGCAATGCCTGGTCAAGGCGTCAGCTCTATGTTTCGTTTTGGCCAATGCTTTGGCGCCCTAGAGATGGCTATGGCAGCGTCAGGCTGCGTGACCCGTTACGTCTCGCCGGTCACTTGGAAGAGGCACTACACCATCACATCAAACAAAGACGTTGCACGCTCAACTGCAATGCAGCGTTTCCCAGAACATGCCGAGAAGTTCGCCCTAAAGAAGCACGAAACTCGTGCAGAGGCCGCACTGATCGCGCTATATGGATCGGAGCAGAAAAGATAATGGCAAATATACCTCAAGCACGCGACTACCTAAAAGTCGCACTAGGAATGGACATCAGCGAGGATGTTCGGCACATGATTAATCTTGCTATGTCAGAAATGGTTAGAGAATATACCAAAGTAAGAGCGCCACGGCAGGCACGATCAGTTACTCGCTCAATCATCATTGGCGTTAAGCAGTACGCAAATGAAAACCCCACGGCGTCGTGCATAGATATTGGCGTGATGTTTAATATCGGCGTCGGCAGAGTGTCGGAAATTTTGGCAGGAAAGAGGGTAGAATGAACGGCTTTGAAAAGCACGGAATTGACCACCTATCGGCCAGCTCCATCAACCTATGGGCTAATGCACCGGACGTGTGGGTCATGCAATACCTGTTCGGCAAACGTACCGGCATGGGGCCTGCGGCGTGGCGGGGCATCTGCTCTGAGGATGCTGTCGTAGACACTTTACTCGGAGAGGATCAGGAGGCGGCTATTGCGAAGGCTTTGGCCAAGTTCGACAAGCGATACCTGATCGGCACTGAGAAAACGACGAAGGAGCGCGACATGATCACGCCTATTGTCGGCATGGCAGTCGAGGAATTAAAGCATTACGGCAAGCCAGTATTTCCCGAAGGCAGTAAGCAGGAAAAGATCTCGATCACAGCCAAGGGCGAAAACTACTCAATCCCAGTGATCGGCTTTCTGGATATGGTCTACCCAGACCACGGGCTTGTAATTGACTTGAAGACGACTTCTAAGATACCGTCGTCAATGTCGGCTGATCATAGGCTGCAGCGCTGCATCTACGCTGCCTCAAAGGGCAACATGGCTGTGAAGTTCCTCTACGTGTCGGGCAAGAAGTCGGCACTGTTGGAAGACGGCGACGTAAGGGAGACCCTGGCCGAGGCCAAGCATGCGATCAATCGCCTGCACAACTTCCTACTCGCATTGGATAAGGACACGGCACGGGCAATCGTGCCGGTAAATAAATCGAGCTTCTACTGGTCTGGTTCGGAGAGCTTGAGAAAAGAATTTTACGGCATCTAGCCGTTGATCTGACCCAGCAGTTTCTGGGATGCCCAATATCGGCAATGACAAGGAGACTAAAATGGCTTTTAATTTTGATTTAGGTGGCGGTGGCGGTGGCGAAGGCCCGTGGCTGGCGTGGTCGGCCCGTGGAACTTTGGATGGCACAGTAGCCCCAAAGTCATTCTTCCTGCGTGAAGGATCGAGCAAGACAGCCTTTGCAGGCTTTATCGAGGGGGGTGTCGTTATGGACATTCATAAGATGAAGACCGGATGGCAGCGCTCTGAGGGCGTAGCCGGCCAGGCACCTGAGTGGAAGTGGAACCCATCGGTTTCACAAATGATGCCGTCGCCCGGCGAAGACTTTAAAAAAGGTCTGTCGATCCCATGCGCAATTGGTGGCGGTAAGGTTGCCACGTTTGAGCAGGCTGGTGCGGCCGTGTGGAATGCGTTTATTAATTTAGTGCCTGAGCTACAAAAGGCGCCAGATGCCGACAGTCTGCCACTTGTTAAGATGACCGGCAGTAAGCTAGAGCAGTTTAAGCGCGGATCTACAGTGACGCCAATATGGACAGTCGAAAAGTGGGTGCCACGTCCAGACTGCCTAAAAGAGGGTGCATCTGGCGCGTTTGCTATTGAGCCAACACCGGCACCTAAGCCAGCCCCGGCGCCAGTAGCGCTAGACGACGCTGAATTTTAAATAGAGGGAGAGCGACATGAAACAAACAGAAATTGAAAAGCTATTGGACGGCATGAAAGATGCGACTGAAATTGCAACTAACGTGCAGGCCACAATCTTCGATATGATCGGACGTCCGTCGACTGTCGCTCTCGCTCAATACTATTTCATCGCTGAGATCATTAATAGTTCGGCCAAGGCAAATATGAAAGACTGCATGCAGCCCGACGAAATCAAGTGGATTAAAAAGATGGTCAAGGGATTTATCAAGAATAATAATAAGCGGAAAAAGTATTACCCGAATTAATTGGCAAAGGGGAGAACATGAACATGGCAGTAAAGCAGGCCGAGCCTGACACACAACAAATTGAGCGGTTTATAAAAACAATAACACGCCGCTGGGATGAAATAGATGGATCGCCGGTAATTGAGGTGCGATGCATAGGGCAGTCTGGCGGCGTAAAAAC